ACCATACTCTCATACATATGTTCTGGCACTCGTGTCCAATCTCTAAACCAAGTTTCATTCTCGTAACAATAACCACTTTGGTATATTTCGTGCATTATACCGTGATCAACTGATACTAAAACATCAGGTGTATATTCTCTATAAAGAGCATTACAACCATATATTTTGCCGTGAGGTTTTAATAAGTCTAAGTTAAAGTTTTTTCTACTTTCACCGTTGCCTATGCAAAAGACTTTGGTCATTATCTGAATATATAATATAAACCAATCACAATAGAAACTATTAAAAGGTTAATTAAAATCTTTTTAGCTAAGAATTTTAATTCGCCTTTAATACTGCCACTAGATTGTTTAAAGAAATCGTGTGCTTTCATATAAGGGTTAAAATATTTATCTGGATGATTAAATCTATCCATCTCTTTACAAAGTTCTTCTACTCTTTTATCCATTGACAAATACCTCTTTCATTATTAATTTAATTACTGTTCTATTGTATTTAACAAACTGTTCATATTTAGCTAACCTTTTGGAGTGGACTGGCCAAACAACCTGTTCAGTAATCTGCTTATCCCAAGATTTACTGTAAGATAAAATTTGATTAAAAACAACGGCACTCTCGTAAGATATTTTTTTTGATAAAACCAATTGAAAAAATCTAGGATGCTGCCCACCGAATACGTTGAAACCATTATCAAAAGAAAGGCGCTTAGCATTAAAATCATTAGCAATATGAATACAATCGTTTCGAAAATAGTATTCAAAAGATTCATTACGCTTTTTCCAATCTGTAAAAACATCATTACCGTCCTGTCCTGTTAAGCTCTTTACCCACTTGTTACTATCAAATAAAAAATTACTAACAAAAAAGCCCAATATATCATTTTGACTATATCTGGTGCTAAGTTTGTGAAAAAAATATCTATCATTTCTTTTCGTAAAGGTATCTAGTTTACAATTAACCTTTCCTTCATATTTATGGTAGTCATAACTATCTGTTGTGAAGTGTAACTTAACTGCCAGATATGTTTTAAATACTTCAAATCCCCCATACATATTACACTGGCAACTGGCCTGTCTTTGGTATATAATTTAAATTCTGTGCTTCTATTGTAATCTTATCTTTTAATGGTTTACTGATAAGAGGTGCAACTGTACCTGGATCTATTTCATTTTCTTCACAATATTTTAACACGGCGTCCATATACGTAATGCCTTTTTTAGACTGTACAATCTTTTCTATTTCTAATGAAAATTCTTTTGAGTTCATAATATAATTATATCACAATTTAGGTAGGTTGTCAATGGCCACCGAAGTGGCCATTGTTTGTATTATAGAAAACTACTGATGGAAGTAATCACTGCCAAAACAAATAAACCAATAGCAATTACGCCTGATAGAACCATATATACAGGTTCATATTCATTCCAATGATTTTTAATTTGTTTTTTGGTATTACTTACCCATTTGTTTTCACAAATATTGTACGGTATCATACTACTTTCCATTCTTTAAATTTGGAAAGAAAGCCTTTACTGTGTTTTGATAAGCTTCAGCATATGGTTTTGCCATTTCTTGAGCTTTCGTTATATTTTCTTGTACAGTTTTTGTGTAATCATTATTCGTTACAAAGTCATTAAATTGCTTTGCTACGTCTATAATGTCGTTAGCTGAATAAGTAGGAGCTTTAAACTCTTGTACTACTTGGTCGCCTTCTTTTTTGATGTTGTACTCGTACTCTTTTACTTGTGCTTGAAAATTAAACTCAACTAATGATTTAGCTAAGCCTAATAAGTCTGAACGGATTTCATATCCGTTTTTTGATGTTGTTGCCATATTTTTCTCCTTTGTGTGTGTGTTTATAGCATTACTATTTATATCTGGAGGGCTTTAGGCCCTCCAAATATTAACTAACTACTTCTTTTTTTCGTCTTTTTTAGGACAAACAACTGGTTTACCAGTTTTTTTGTCTATGATTGCTTTACCGTCTTTATCTTTTTCAACACAGGCAGCAGGAGCAGCTGGTTTAGCTTCTTCCTTTTTAGGTGCTGGTGTTTGTGCTGATACTGATACTGTAAACAATAAAGCAGTTAAAAACACTATAATGTTTTTCATAATATATTCCTTTTTTAAGTTATTATTATGGAGGATCGATCTTAGGTATTACCTAAGACCGTTCCATATATTAGAATATATACTAATTTGAGTTGTTTGTCAACCAGTTATATAACTGATTTAGGTCTTGTGATATGGCCTACTACGGTACCTTTATGAGAACCTTCTTTAATTGTATAACCAGAAGTACCATTACCATTAATCTCAACTTCTTTTCTATTTTTTAATAAAAGATTGTTCTTTTTTTCAACCTCTTTATTAGTATAATTTTTAGCTATTAAGTCTTTTAATCGTTCTATCATAATATTATTTATATGAGTTTAAGTCATATGAGGTATGTTATTTTTACATACCTCGTTACGGCCTACTTCTGTTGCCACGTGTAGGCCAACGCCGTTACCTATAATTAGGCAGCAAGAGCATAACTTTCGTTAGCATCTATGATTTGACATTACGGTGTCAGCGATTAAACTCCAGTAAGGTTTAACTGTCAATCGATTCTATTCAGCCCCTTTAACTAATAAGCGCCTTCGCCTCTCATAACAATACCTTTTACTTCTTTTATTAACCAGTTCTTTTTTTCTAAAAGTTCTGGTGTATATTTACCATTTCTTGGCGTGTATTGTTTATAATACTTAACCAGAAGATTAGCTCTTTGCTTTTTCTTCTTATGTATCATAAAAGGACTTACATCCTCTAAAAGGCGTAATGCTAATGAATTTTTTATAATTAAAGTATGACTTACATTATGTTTTTTATTAGTAGATTCTCTTGTTTTTATAAAACCTGGATACAATTTTTGTATCATTTTCAATAAGTCAATATCGCAATTATAAAATTCAACTGATATTTGTCCTTTTGGACTTAAACTTACTGAACCGTCAGCGTCAAGGAATCCTGCTATATATTGTTTCATACTATTATTTATAATACAATAGCACCCTACTCCTATTATTAGTTAAAGGGACAGAATAATGGTGGAGCTGTCGAGATTTGCACTCGAGTCTTGTCCAGATATTAACTTACCTTCAACATTTAATTCTTATATTTATTGTCTATTCTTCCTCATTAAATATTTTCTAATTTCAACGCCTTGTTTTAAATCAAAACTTCTATAACCTATACAAGCCGTACTATGGTCATCAGGACTTGACAATATTACAACTGTTTCTGTATTCTTTTTATTAATATAATACTCAGCAAGAAATACAATTTCGCCAGTTGGTTGTTGTGCTGACCGACCAACACTCATATTAATTAATTCAAAATTAAAATCTTTTAAATATTGTTCAACTGTAAGTCTATGGCCACAAGCAACAGGTATTTCTTCAAGTGTTAATGAATACTTGTCTAACACATTTTCATTAGCATAACTAATGTTTGAGTATAATAAAAGTCCTATTAATATCTTTTTAAACATTGGCCTATTCCGACAATAGGTCAATTCTCTTATGTATTACTATTTGTCTTTAATTTGTTATTGAAATATTTATAAAAGTTATCAATTGATTCTAATAATTTCTTTTCGTAATCAGCACGGTTTTTAATAAAACATTGTGCGACACCATCTTCACAAGCCAGTATAACAACCAACTGTTCAATCTTTTGGCCATATAGTTCTTCATACATCATAGAATAGGCCGTTGTTTGTAAAAAGTAATTCTCAATCCAACCTTCTTCTCTTTCTTTATTGGCCGATTTAAAATCAATCACGGATAATTTACCGTTATAATCTGCTACACAATCGACTTGGCCTGCCAATGTAAGTTTTTTACTATACATAATTGTTTCAAGCATTCTTATATTGTCTATTTGATCTATATAAGGTCTTATCAATTTAAATAAACCTAAAGGTAATATATCTCGTATTGATGGTGTTTGATTTTGTAAATACTGTTCTACTAAAGTGTGCATCGCCTTACCTCGTCTAGCTGCTCTACCCATTTCCCAATTAGCAACTGAATCACCAACTTTAGTTCTCCAATCTTTTAATGAATCTGCTTTGAGTAATGATAATACGGAAGTTACCGAAGGATAAGATTTACCATCAATCTCGTAAAATCTTACACCGTCTATATTCTTACCTTTTGTATTTGGTAATGGTGTTGTATCTATTTTGATAAATTTAAATTCTTTTGACATATTCTAATAATATAACACGATTTAATCACTTTGTCAAGCGTTTAATTAAACATTTTAAACGCCACTTCCAATAATAAAATCTTAGTTTTAAAAACTCTAACCTACTGACATAAATCTTTTTATGTTCATAAGGTTTTTTCATTATACGGCCATTGGCTCGTACTTCGTCTTGCCGTTTTCAGTAAATGCTCTTAAATACTGTTTTCTATTCTGTCCTTCACCTTTATACGAGCAGTGTACCCATCCGCTATTAGGATCTTCAGGTTTCCAAAATTCAAGTATCAATTGATCGTAGTCTAAGTTCTGGTGAATCCAATCACTTAAATCTTTATTCGCAATACCATTAATCTCAAAGTCGGCCGCCTGGCCTTTAGTATGTTGACTGGTCGTTGTGCTACCTATCTTAACACACAATTCTGGTGATCTAAAACCGGAAGTGATGATTAAAGGTTTATCAAAATGGTTTCTTACTGGTTGTAATATGTTGGCAGCCAAACTTTGTAAATTAAAGATTACATCTTCGGTTGGTTCATTTGATATACCAAATCTTGTAGCTGATTCACTTTTTGTAAGTTCTTTTAATGTTATATTTTCTGTTAGATACATAGCTTCCTTTATCATTTAACCTCGTGTTAATTTTAATATCTTTTCGATTTGTGCCTTAATTATGGGGCCACGATTCGGCCAGTGTATGTAAGGTTCATCACTTTTACTTAAATTGTATAAAAAAGGCAATATAACTTTTTCTATATCTTTAAATCTTTTGGTAACTTCTTCACTTGCTAATTCTTTAGTGATGGTTTCTTTTTCATTTACAATTTCCATAATTTCGTTCATCATAGATTTGATAGATGATACATCTGATTTAATTTTTGATAATTCTATATTATTAGATTCTAATATTGTAGGGTCAATGGCTGGTTGTTGAGTTTCTGGTTTTGATGATACTGGTGTTATACCAAAATCTTCGTTTAGGTCAAAACCTCTCATATAATCTGGAATGTTATTATCTACCATTTTTTCTTTTCCTATGTTTGTCTATTACTTGTTTTGTTTTAATTTCTTTTATACCTTTTTTTCTA